GCGCCAGCGTGTGCTACGACCAGCACAACTATGTGATCGATATCCTCAGCAAGCGGGCCGAGGACGACGCCTACTTCGGCATCATCTACACCACCGATGACGGCGACGATCCGTGGGCCGAGACCACCTGGACGAAGGCCAACCCCAACTACGGCGTGAGCGTGCGCCCGGAAGGGTTGAAGCTGGACGCCAAACGCGCCATGCAGATGCCGAGCGAGCAGGCCTCGTTTCTGACGAAGCACTTGAATGTGTGGATCAACGCGGCGATGATGTGGCTGCCTGCCGGTGCCTGGGACAAGTGCGGCGACGGGGCGCTCGACATCGAAGACTTCGCCGGCGAGGCCTGTTACCTCGGCATCGACCTTGCGCTGCGCAGTGATATGGCGGCGCTGGTGGTTGCTTTCCCGCCTACGGAGGCGCGGCCGCACTGGGTCGTCTTCGGCTTCTACTACCTGCCAGAGGAGACCGTCAGCCGCGCCGAGAACGCTCACTATCAGGCCTGGGAAACCATGGGCCGACTCACCACCACGCCGGGGAATGTCACCGACTTCGACTACATCCTCAACGCGTTGGCCGATCTGTGCACGCGCTTCGGCGTCCGCGAGATTGCGCTCGATCCGTTCGACGCGGGTCCACTGCTGGTGAATATTGAAAAGGCGGGCCTGCCCAAGCCTGTTGAGGTCCGCCAGACCGCGCCGAACATGCACCCGGCGATGGTGGAGCTCGAAGGCCTCGTCCTGTCGAAGAAGATCCGCCACGACGCCAACCCGATTCTCTCCTGGATGTTCTCCAACGTGAAGGTGGAAAAGTCGGGCGATCTGATGAAGCCGACCAAGGATGGCGACGAGAAAAAAATTGATGGCGTGGTCTGCCTGCTGATGTGTCTAAACCGCTGGATGAAACAGCAGCCGGGCGAGAAGCCCGACTACGAGAACCGAGGCTTATGGGCAATCTGAACACTGCTGCGGCGCGAGCCTGGAAGGCCATCACGCAGGCCGTCTCGCGCACCGTTGGGAGCGTGACGCGGATCGGTAACCGGACTGACGGCGGCATGATTAACACCCTGCCCGGTGCGGGGCTTACCAACCCCACGGCCAATACCGCGCTGCAATCCGCGGCGGTCTGGGCATGCTGCCGCCTGATCGCCAATTCAATTGCCTCGCTGCCCACCAGCGTCCTGCAACAGACTACGGTGGGCAAGGTAAAGGCCGTCAACTCGCCGCTCTACCGCGTGCTTTGCCAGTCGCCCAACCCGATGATGACGAGTTCGCAGTGGATGCAGCCCACCATGATGAGCCTGCTTTTGTGGGGCAATGCCTTCACCTGGATCGACCGCGTGGCCGGCGAAGTCATGGGCCTTTGGCCGCTGAATGCCTCGCGCGTTCAGATCCTGCTCAAGGCCGACGGCACGCTTGACTATTTCTATAGCGACCTGACCGGCAAGACGCATCACTTCTCGGGCGAGGAGTTGATTCACTTCCGGCTGTTCACGCTGGACGGCTACGTCGGCTTGCCGGTGCTCGACTACCACCGCATGACGCTGGACTTCGAAGCCGCGACCACAGCCTATGCCTACTCGATCTATCAGAATGGCGGGCAACCGAGCGGCGTGCTGGAGTATCCGACTGCGCTGAAGGAAGAACAGGTCAAGCGCATCCGCCAGTCGTGGCGCGAAACCCACGGCGGGCCGGGCAACGCGGGACAGATCTGTATTCTCGAAGACGGCATGAAGTACACGCCGCTTGCCATCCCGCTCAGCCAGCTGAACTATATCGAGGAAAAGAAATTTTCCGTCGAGCAGATCGCGCGTATCTTCGGCGTGCCGCCGCACCTGATCGGCGCGATGGACAAGCCCACCTACGCAAGCGTGGAACAGCAGTCGATTGAGTTCGTTCGCTATACCATCAACCCCTACGTGGTGAGCCTGGAGCAGTCGATCACCAAGGCGCTGCTCGAATTTCCCTATAGCTACAAGATGAACCTCAACGGTTTCGAGCGCAGCGATATCCGCACCCGCTACCTGAGCTACGCCACGGCGCGGCAGTGGGGCTGGTTGAGCGCGAACGATATCCGCGATCTGGAGGATTTGGTCCGCATCGACGGCGGCGACGAATACATGGTGCCGATGAACATGGCCCCGGCAGACGGCGGCGAGCCGCTCGTGCCGGTGCCGCAGCAGGGAGCTTGAAGGTTATGGAACGCAAAGCGTGTGCGCTGATTGAACTCAAAGCGGAAGGGAACACCGGCCAGTTCTCCGGTTACGCCTCAACCTATAACGTGGATCTGACGGGCGACCAGATTCTGCCAGGGGCCTTCGCGCAGTCGATCAAGGATCGCAAGGCCAAGGTACCGATTCTCTACAACCACGAGGACTGGATCGGCTTCTCCACCGGGTTAGCCGAGGACGGCAAAGGCCTCACGCTCCAGGGCGAACTGGCGCTGGATAACTCCGTCGCCAAAAACACCTACGCGCTGTTGCAGAAGGCCTCGGCGCTCGACTTCCGTGTGGGTATGAGTATCGGATTCATGGCGAAGGACTGGGACTGGGACGGCAACATCCGCACGCTGAAAGAGATCGACTTGTGGGAAGTCTCTATTACGCCGTTCCCGGCGCAGCCGAAGGCCTTCGTGGCCGACGTGAAAACCTTCCGCGATTTAGAGAAGTACCTGCGGGAAGTAGAGTGCTTCTCGAAGTCGGATGCTCGGCGTATCATGCGCCTGTTCACCGACTACAACCAGTCTTCGGGTGGGATGCTCGACGACGCCTCTTCGCCGCGCACGCGGCGCTTACTGGCGGCACTCGCCGCCGAACAGGGAGCAGCCTAAATGGCAACGACAACCCCGGATAAAGAAGACCTGGAACTGATTCGCCAGTTGCGGGTGGAGTGGAAAAAGGATTTCGACGCCGCGCTGGTGCAGGCCAAGACGGATGGCTTTGTGGACCCCGAGGCCCGCAGTAAAGTTACCAAGGTGGAAACCGAACTCAATACCAAAACAGACGCGGTAATTGCAGCGACCAACAAACGCTGCGACGAACTGGAAACTAAGGTAAAGCTGATCGGTGAGCGCGGCTCGCGGCCACCCGGCGCAGGCGATGACGGTTCGCTGATTAAAAGCGTCGGCACCAAGTTCGTGGAGAGCGAGCAGTTCAAGAACTGCCAGTGGAGCGGCCGCTTTCAGGTCCAGGCGGGTCTCACCAAAACGCGCATCAAAGATATCCTGGCCCGCAAGGCGGTAACGACCATCGCCGAGGGCGGCGCCACCACGATCACCCCGCCCGTGGGCGCGTATCCGATCTTCCCCCGTCGCGTGGGCCTGATCTCGCAGCAGTACGCACCGCTCACCATGCGTGATCTGGTAGACGTAATTCCGCTTGACGGCACCAACGCGGTCGAGTACGTGACGGAAAGCTGGACGAACGCCGCTGACTACCAGATCCTGGAAGGCGACAAGAAAGCCCAGTCAGGGGTGACCTATACCGATAACACCGCAGTGGTGCGCACTATCGCGCACTACGTGAAGGTGTCGCGGCAGATGGTGTCGGACGTGTCCTTCATCATCGCTACCATCGAAAACCGCCTTGCTCTCTTCGTGCTTCTCAAAGAAGACGCCGAGATCCTGTTCGGCAGCAACGCGGCGGGCCACCTGTGGGGAATTATGCCCCAGGCCACGGCAGCTGCAGTCTACTATCCGGGGCCAGCGCCGACGACCGATACTATGCTCGACCAGTTGAATGCGGCCGAGACATACATCGAGAACCAGTTTTATTTCCCGACTGCTTTCGTCCTGAACCCGACTAACTGGTTTCACATCGAAAGTCTGAAGACGACCTTCGGCCAATACCTGCTCCCGACCTCGCCGCTGAGCGAAGGACCACCCCGCGTGTGGGGCCTGCCGGTGATTACCACGCCCGCCATGACGTTGAACGACTACCTGTGCGGTGCCTTCCCCGGTAATGCGGCGTTGTTCGACCGCGAGACGGTCAACGTGGAAATGGCCTTCCAGAACGAGGACGACTTCGTGCGTAACTTAGTCACGCTGCGCGCCGAGGAGCGCGTTGCCTTTGCGGTGTTCGTCCCCAAGGCCTTCGCCAAGGGTCCGTTCGTTACTCCCGCAGTGGGGCTTGAAAGCGAACCGGTGCGGAAGGGCAAATGACGATTCAGTTCATCAAGGACTATACGGGCACCGACGGCAGACGGCGTCGCAAGGGGGAGGTTGCTGTCGTCGGGGAACGGGTAGCCGATGAACTCGTGCGGGCGGGCGTTGCTAAAGAGCGCCCGCCCGTTGGGCCTGTCGAGCGTAAGGAGGCGGTGTGACCGTAACTCTGCACGGCATTTTGTTGATCCTGGCGTTTCTGTGCTTCGTGCTGCAGGCCATCGGGGTACAGTCGCGCATCAACCTCAACGGCGCAGGTCTCGCGCTGTGGGTGCTTTCACTCCTGATCGTATGAGCGACCAGCCGCCTATCCTGCCGCCCGTACTGCCGCATGTGCGTATCCCGACGCAGCAGCTGAAGGATGCGGGCGGTCCACCGGCCGCGCTGGAAGACCAGGACAACTTCGTGCGCAACCTCGGCACCGTGCTGGGCGCTGGTCCTGGCGGCTTCGATCTGGGTAGTGTGGTTGCCCCGCCTGTGACGCCTTCGCCATCGGCCTCCAGCCGCGATCCGGTGCTGACGGTGGACGAGATCAAGATGCATGTCCACATCGAACCCGCCCAGACCGCCGAGGATACCTACCTGATGCAGCTCGAGATGGCGGCGCGGCTGCACGCCGAAAACTTCCTGCGCTATCAGATCGACGCGACGGTGGGCGAGAACATCAAGCAGGCGCTCTTGTTTCTGATCGCGCTGTGGTACCGCAACCGTGAGCAGATGATCGAGGGCAAGTGGGGTTCGATCCCCGCCGGGTTCCAGGCGCTGCTCGGCCTGGAGCGCGACTACCCTACCTACACGTAAATTGGAGGACCGTATGAAACTCTCACCCGGAGCGCAGATCACCAACGCGCTGTTGGAACACCCCGAGCGCCGGCGCTTTTCGCTCAGCCTGGAACGTAAGGCGGGGCCGATTCTCGTCTATCCTTCGACTGCCGAGACGGTCCCCGCCGTTGCCCCGGGCCCGACGATCCCCTATCGGCTGCGTTCCCTGATCGCGCCAGGGACGACGGTTGGTTCCGGTATTCTCTACGCGCGGGAGACTTCCTTCACATCGAGTCCTATCGTGCCAACCGCCGCAGGCGGACTGAAGCCCGCTGCCGATCTCACCTATGACATCCAGCTACAGCCTGTCGTCACCGTGCCCGCGTATCTCAAGATGCCCGCGCAGTACTGGGAAGACTTCAGCATGTTTCAAAGCTGGATCGACGCGCGGATGATGTACGGGCTGGCCGAGGCCGAGGAAAAGCAGCTGCTCAACGGCAACGGCGTTGCTCCGAACCTGCAGGGATTCATGCTGGTTGCCATCGCGGTAACGAGCGTGGCGGGCAGCGGCGGCGTGGCCCTGCTGGATAACGTGGCGGCGGGTATCGGCGCATTGTACACGCGGGGGTATATCGCCACGGGCATCGTGCTCAACCCCGGCGACTGGGGCGCGGCGCTGCAGATTAAGTCCACCGGGGGCGGCTACCTGATCGGCGCGCCGGGGCTGATTACCAACCCGCTCAGCCTGTGGGGAATTCCCGTCGTGCTCAGCAAGGCTATGGCGAGCGGCAACTATCTGGTCGGGCAGTTCGACCCCTATAGCCAGATCTTCGACCGCGACGACGCCGCGCTGGAAGTGGCCGATCAGAACGAGGACGACTTCGTGCGCAATCTGGTGACGGTCCGCGCCGAGGAGCGGCTGGCCTCCGCCATCTATCAGCCTGCGGCCTTTGCCAAGGGCACCTTCACCATGCCGTAATGCCGAGCATCACGACGCCGGAACTCGACGCAGGTAAGCTGGACCGGCTGGTCACGCTGTTGAAGCCGATCTATAAAGACGTCTACCAGGATGAGATTTCCGACTGGGAAGTAGTTGCCCAGGTCTGGGCTGCGGTGATGCCGAGCGTGGGCGTCGAGACGGATACGGGCGGCCGCACTCAGGAAGTAGTGACCACCACCATTCAGATCCGCTACCGCGCCGATATCGACGCGCGGTGGCGCATCCAGGATGGCCCCGTGGTCTACCAGATCAAGGGCATGCTGGATATCCTGCGGCGGCACGTACAGTGGCAACTGAATTGTTTGGAGGTGGAATGACACCGAGTCCGCGTGAAACCTTAGACCCACTGATCAAGGCGATCTTCGACGCGATGGAAGCTTACATGGCGGCCAATTCGCTGCCCAGTGTGAACTGCACGGCCGCGCAATCCGGCGCGGGCATTAGCGAGAGTCTCTCGGCTACGGAGTCGGACGGTGATTCGTTCACCTTCCAATTCTTTACCAAGGGGGTAATGACAACCATCACCCCTGCG